TTCCGTTTCTGGTTCATAATCAGAATCTTCAATCATTTCGTAGCCAGACTCGGTCATCCTATATATACCAGTATCCTCCAAATCACCGGTATCATAAAATCCAACAATGGATTCTTTTGGAATAGTTTCTATATTTTCATCAAAATTGTATATATCTAAATCTTTATTATGACTCAGGAATCTTACACTGAACGTATCATTTGATGCATCTTCGGCTACAATGTATGCTAAACACACAGTGCCATCGTCAATCTGTACATCAATGATCATGTTATTAAAGAAGTAATTTAATTCTTTAATAATATTAATGGATGGCTTGAAAGAACGTGGTATATCTTATATATCAAATAGGACAGTTATAAATAATGACGCTGTCATGTTTGATATAGACGACACATTAATATTTACGTCTGGTAGACTTAATGTACCGATTTATGAACTTTTAATTATCGCAAAAAGAATGGGTTATAAAATAATAATTATTACAGCCAGACCAAGTTTTGAGGCGATTGTTGAACTAACAAGAAGTCAATTACAAAATTTTGGAATAGTATACGACTATCTAGGATTTACAAGTCACGAAACTAAAGATAATATGAAGAAAGCTTTGGGATATAATTTTGTATTATCTGTGGGTGATATGGACACAGACCTTACACATTCCCAACACGTACTTAACACTTCCAATTTCTACCACAGTTAAGACAGCTTACAAATGTTGTCATAGGTTCATCTGCAGACCGTGTTTGTAACTGGTAATATGTCGTTTTCTTTGTTTTGCACCGGTTACATGTAAAGAAGCCCTCTTGATTTTGATTTTCTTTTGCTAAATATGCTTTTCTTAAATCTTTAACAATTCTATCTTCGATTGTTTTGTCGGTTGGACCACCCGGCCATAAATGTTGTGGCTTTAGTTCAACAACCTCACTCGTTTTTAAATCTTTATTGATAATTTTTTGTTTTAACGTGGGTGATTTTAACATATTATATTGAATTTGTAGGAATTTATGCTTGTAAATATTCGAAAACCATTTATTTTCCCACGAAGGTTCGTCTATATTGCGAACTGTATGATTAAATATACTCTTCTCGAGATTCACACATAGTGTATCTGTTTTGGGAATCTCGAGAATAGAAGATAGCCTATTGAGGACGTATTCTCTTGTCACGTTCATCTTTCTTAAATTATACAAAGAAATCTATCTACTTAGGTTACGGAAGTGGAAGACCTTCATATGGATTGTTAAGAGAGCACTCGGACATATTTTCAGGCGAGCATTTATCAAAAAACTGCGAAACACGCCTTTTGGGATTGGTATCAATCTTGTCATTCACATACTCGCCTCGGAGAGATTTGTATCCTTCTGTTGTTATATATCTAAAAATGAAATAACATATGACTAAAGCTAAAGCATACGCTATCGCACGTTTGTTCATTTACTAATTGCAAATATTTTTTTATAAACAAAAATTAAGGATGGCAAGAGCTATACTTATAAAAGAAGGAAGATGCGACATAAACGAAATAGATCTAGACATAGATCCTTCAAAAAATGAAATTGTAAAATTACTACTCGGCAGACCCACATTTATAGGTCAATGGCCTGAAATAGATGTTGTCATATTAAAGGCTGAAAGTGGACACGTAAGACGCAATAAACATATATTGCCCGAACCTTTTACTGAAGAAGAAACATTCGGTCCAATTTTATTAGTCAGAATGGATCATAATTCAGACCCACAAGACTTTACCTTGCGTGAATACAATTTATTCAGGGGTTGGTAAATACGCATCACAACTGAGTACTGCGTTAGAATATTTCATACTGAGTTGGAAATGAATATACGCCCAATCCATCATATTTTTCATGATTGTATCACCATCAATCGGGTTATCGTTAACAATCTTTTCGATATCAACTCTCCCACCGGAGGTTGCCTTTGTCATAGCCTGTCCAACATCTCGGAGCCAAAGAACGTGTTCTTTGTTTTTGCAGTCAAAGTTCTCAACAAAATCGGTCATTTATATACTATACATCATTTTCTATAAGTAACAATTTCGCACTAGGGTCTGTCACAGATGTCCATTTTGGACGCCATATCTCTGAAATCAGACGGTCGTTCCTTCTCTCATAGAACCTCCAAAAAATGTTACGGTAAAAGGCTTCTTCTTTCGTGAGGGGTATATTATGTGTACAGACGCATCTTATAGTTTCGAATATCTTGTCTGAGATCTTTTCTTCACAATATTTTTTTATGTGGTCAACCCAACCTGTACCGACAGCATCGCTCATCCCGTCTTTTTGTCGCCATAAAATTTCATCCGGAAGATAACCGGAGAAACATTCTCGGAGAATTCCCTTCTCAATTTTTGACATTTTTAATTTTTGGTTCATACCCATACAACAATCAATAAAATTTTTGTCTAAAAACGGTACAATTAAATCTAATCCGTGTGCACTCGCACATCTATCCGCACGAAGACCGTCAAATTGATGTATGAGTTTAAGTCGACGCATGTTTTCACACGCAAATTCTTCGACACCGGGTGCGTTATGAAAGTATAAATATCCACCCAAAATTTCGTCACTTCCCTCACCAGAGAAAATATATCTACAATTTGTATTTTCTTTGATGTACTTACACAAAATCCACATAGGTGTAGATGCTCGCACAGTTGTTGTGTCATATGATTCAAGGCTTTTAATGACACTTTCAATTGCATCAATTCCGTCGGAAACTGTAAAAGTCACTTCTGTGTGGTCGGTTGCTAAGTAGTCCGCAACTTTCCTTGCGGCTTCTAGGTCAGGACTTCCCTTGAGTCCTATAGAAAAAGTTCGTATCCTGCCCAATTTTCTACTTGCGATAGCCGCAATTAAACTACTATCTAAGCCACCAGACAAAAGAAATCCAATTTCCCTGTCGGTATTATCCAAACGAGTGTGTACAGCTTCTTCTAAAACATGACGTAACTGTTCATGATTTTTACTAGCACTAAACCTGTGAACATTCCAATATCCGGTATAATAACAAATGAAATTGTCTAAATATGAATCATAAAAATGCCCTGGTGGAAATATCTCTATATGCGTACCAAGAAACATTAACGCCTTTGCTTCGCTAGCGAATGCAATAGAATTATCGTCATACCGTGTATAAAACATAGGTCTAACACCAACTGGATCTCTGGCCGCAAGTACTCTCTTCCCGTCAGTGTAGACCATTGCAAAATCACCGTTTATAGACTTGATTGTGTTTTCTATACCAAGTGTGTATATCATGTTCATAACAACTTCACAGTCACTTTTACTCTTCTCTTCACCATTTCTAAATAAGCGATGGTTGTATATTTCACCGTTACATACAAACATTCGTTTTGGTTTGACAAATGGTTGCATACCTGCTTCTGTTAAGTCGTTTATTGCGAGTCTATAGAAATCCATGCGACATTTTCCCATTCTCTTAGTACGGTAATCATCTGGTCCACGGTGAGACAGTAAATTTGATGGTATTTTTTTACTTTCACCAAAAGTTACAATTATCCCACACATGTACTTATATTATATTTTATTTAGTTTTTAAGTTGAATTCGAGTAGGTCTCGGTATAAAATTTCGTCAGCTTTACCGTCCCATTCTTGACCAGAAAAACTTATAAATTGGTTAGTTTCTTCATTTTCCAGATATGAAAAATTACAAACACAAATAAAAGATATATTTGTACGCTTCACCATAGTTTCGATTTGTTCATAGTCAAAGGTGTCCACGTCCAAAAATCTTTTTATCTCGTCTGATGTACGTTTTTTAAATTCAACTTTACTTTTTACAGTGGTTATTCTTTTTGACATATCCATATTTGGCCAGTGGCCATGCTTAGATCTAAAAATAGAGACATAATTTACAAAAGTATCCGCCGTCTCATGATTATTGAAGCAAACAAAACGACTCTTCTTATTTGGATCAACCAGACTCAAATAAGTCTTGGTGGGTTTCATTTTTATCAAGTGATAGCTTTCCATCTTAATTTATTTAAGGAAAAAAATTTTAATATAAGATATATGGATTTCCCCAAAACACCTGGTCAATGTAGATATATGGTCGCACTTAGGTCATCAAAACAAATTATAGTGGGAACCGGGCCAGCCGGCACGGGTAAGACTATGCTTGCATGTCAAATTGGTATGGAACATATTACAAGCGCCTTTAGGGGTCGTGTCATTCTCACAAGACCAATCGTTGCGGCTGATGAGGATATGGGATATCTCCCGGGAGACATGGACACAAAAATGGAACCATGGACGAAGCCCATGTTTGATATTTTTGAAAAGTACTTGTCCCACAATCAAATGGAGCGATGTATAAAAATCGAACCACTAGGGTATATGAGAGGTCGTACATTTAATAACACGGTCATCATTGCCGATGAAATGCAAAACAGTACACCCAACCAAATGAAGATGTTACTTACGAGAATTGGCGAAAATACAAAACTGATTGTGACGGGAGATCTCGAACAATCAGATTTGGGTGATGATAACGGTCTTTCTGTGCTTATAAATAAGATGGACGGTTTGAGTCTCGAATATATAGAACATGTTGAAATGTTTGAAGAAGATATAGTAAGACACCCCGCAGTCAACGAAGTTTTGAAGGTTTTAAGAGTATGATTCCAGTTCTGCTACCATTTTAAACGTGTACCATTTTTTCTTTTTAGGATCCCATTTGCATCCATGTTTCTTTGCATTTTCTTTGTCTTTATATGGAACATTTAGATATATCTTCGTGTACGGACAAGATGTAAGACCTATGGCTTCATTTGCAAGTCTGTCTGCATTATCGTTACCCACTGAATGCTCATCGCTTTTACCCGTGTGTGCTTTTATGTATTCAAATTTAACATTACTTTTATCTTTGAATATATCATACGTCCTTTTGACAAGTTCTTTGTTTGGTATGTCTACATTCCAAAATTTATTTTCACATTTTTTACCATATTCACCGACACATCTAATAGCATAAATAGAATCTGAAAATATAGTCAAATCTTTGCCAGAATCAATATGTTCTTTTAAAACTTCATAAACTTCTAAAAACGCACCAAGCTCTGCTGTATTATTTGATTGTTTACCGGTTACACGTTTTGATATATTTCTAGGATCCTCTTCGCCGAAATATACACCCATCCCAGCCATTGCGTTTTCTTTGCCGTTGTTGGTACATGAGCCATCTGTATATACGTACATGTCATAACATGTATTTAAAGCTTTATAGGTATTTAATTAATAATGAAAACGGTTGTTTTTGCCTTTCCGGGCAGAGACTTTTCTGGTTCCTTTTTAATGAACTGGTCAAAAACACTCATAGAACTTACCCAAAAAGGATATAAGGTTATGATGGTGAATGAATATAGCAGTTTTGTACCTTTTTCTAGAATGAAAACACTCGGTTTAAATGTTCTACGCGGTGCCACACAAGTCCCATTTGACGGAAAATTGAATTATGACGTCTGGATGACTATCGATTCAGATATATTTTTCATACCCGAACAAGTCATTGAAATTATTGAAGATACTGACAAATACCCAGTTGTATCTGGTCTCTATAGAATGGAAGACCTTAAACATTATGTCACCGTTAAAAACTGGGATATCGAATATTTCAAAAAACATGGAACTTTTCAGTTCATGGAAATAAATGATAAGTGCTTATCAGAAAAGTACATAAATGTGGCATATAATGGTATGGGATTCTTTGCGTGTCGTAAAGGTGTCGTTGAAAATTTAAAATATCCATATTTCAGCCACCCTAACATAGAAGTGGAAGCTGAAAATGGAAAGCTTATTAGAGATATGTGCTCCGAAGATGTGGCATTTTGCAAAAATTTGAAAGATGCAGGATACAAAATAACAGTAAACACTCAAATTAGAGTTGGCCACGAAAAAAGATTAGTTATTTAAAAGTTGTGAACAAGATCCACCATGACGTTTTAATGGCATAGATGTTGGTGTCATTTTAATATTTTGTGTTTCGTGGTTAAGAAACCTAATTGACTTTTCCAGGTTTCTTAACTTTTCATCTACGATTGATTTTTCTTTCATATAATTTTCCAAAATAATTTTGTTTTTTTCATACCAATCATATATTTCATGAACATTTTCGTCAATGTTACTATATTTTTCTACAACTTTATAGTTAAATGGTAAGTTTCTTATCTCTGAAGCTATTTCATCAAGTTTAGTCTCGAGACCGAGACACTTATCTTTTACTTCTGCGTGATCTTCCATGATTACTTAAACCATATATTTTTTATCTCGTTAAGTTGGTTTTTAACAATTTCATTCCAATCCATCTTTGAATTCAATTTATAAACATGTGAAAAATTATCTCGTATGTTTGCTGTAATATAAATGTCATTATTTTCTTTCCAACAACTTACTGGATCTTGAATAGTATGTCTTAAAAGTTTTTCTCCATTTTGATACTGAATGGGTTGACTTATATATTCTAATTCAAGATTGTTGTTTAATTTTGTCATGTGTGTCATGTGAAAAAATCCAGGTCTATACTTATCATCAATTTTGATGCGACTATGTGCAAATCCCAAATAACCATCATCTACCTTTAATAAGTTTGAACCCCCTCTTATGTATGTAAGATGTGTTTGAAATGGAACTTCGCCCTTTACAACATCACAAAAACCAGTTGATGTATTACATTTTAATATGATCATCGGATCGTAGTTGTAAACAAAGTGCAACTCGTCGTTATGTTCGAATGGTGCCCAGTTCTTTTCAATCCTATTCGGGAGAGAATCATTTATGACAAGCGGTTTTGCTTCGATATCTCCATCTTTCAAAAGCCATATACATTTAATTTGATTTGGGAGTGGTGAATTTCCTATGAATATTACATACAAACTTCCATTAATTTCAATCAACCTCGGATCTTCGGCTTGTATTTCCGCACCCCAAAATTGTCTGTCATTATTAGATTTCCATCTTTTATCAAATGTTTCTCTCATCAATCCTATGACACCTTTTTCACATACACGAACGTATGTTACATAGCCATTCGTGGTTAGATGTACTGCTCTAAACATACTATAAGTGCTACCTTCCCAAGAACCATTGTCATGGACGGCTTCTACGGGCGTTATATCTTTAACGAACTCAAACTTCATTAAAGAATATATGACAATAATCTTTAATGGACTTGAGAGGAAAAAATATTATAGTTGTTGGTCCTGCAGGATACCTTGAAAATGAATATAACACAGATTACATAAATAGTTTTGATATTGTATGTAGACCGAATGTTAAAGTCATAGATGGGAAGTTGGATCTACCACCAAATACAGGCACTCGTTGTGACATTGTTTTTCATTCCGGGGGTATCGAAGGTCAATCTTTCAATATTGGAAATGATAAATACGCACTTTACACCGAACATAACGGTATATGTGAAGCGCTTATAAAAGGATATGTATTAAATGGAGTAAAACATCTATTAATATGTTCGGATTGGAAAGTAAGAATAGATAACGCAATTCGTGTGTGTGATCGATTAGGCATGCCTTGGTCAGTCGTCACCGTGTCGAATAAAAATTTTACTGCGGGTTTTCATGGTCTTTATGAAGTGGCGATAAATCACCCGAGACGTCTTGCAATTAAGGGCTTTGATTTTTATCAAACGGACAAAAGAGGGTATGAAGGATATTATAATGGCCACAAAGGTGACAGTGATACACACAATCATCAAGAATCCTTTGAATTTTTTATCTATGATTTTTTACAAAAATTTAATATTGAAATGGACAATCATTTGAAAAAATTAATTTTCGATTATTGTGGGTATTTTATACTTCGTGATGTTTTTACACATGAATTTATACACGAATGTGTAAATGAAATAAACCCCGTGGGTATAAGAAACAAAAATATTGTAAATTTTGAAAAGTATCCAAAAACTTTTTCGTTAAAAGATAATCAAAAAATACATGACAACTTAAAAGTTTTATTGGGTACATCTAACTATAGATTTTGTTCACATAATGACATTGGTATAAATCGTATTACCGAATGGCACAAGGATGTATTAAACAATCAATATAAAATATACGAAACTATATCACCATTTATCGAACACGAAAATCAAAAACATAATATAGTTAAAGTGTGTATTTACCTACAAGATCATCGTGAAGATGACCATGCACTAAAAGTTATTCCACGAAGTCACATACATCAAGATTTATTTAAATATAAAAATGCTGTTCAGTTAAGACCACGCATTGGAGATATCATTATATTTGATCAAAGAATAACTCATTGTGGCATGCAATCACACGTGAACGACCAACGTATTTTGGTCAGTTTTGGGTTTGGTGAGAATAATGTGTTTACTGATAACTTTGAAAGGGGGACGATTAAAAGACAAAATGACCAAGATAAAGAATAAGTTAAATTTTAGTATAAATGACCGAGGTTATAGCAGAAATAGGTATTAATCATAATGGTTCGATTGAATTGTGTAAAGACTTGATTAATCTTTCTAAGATTTCTGGTATAAAATATGTAAAAATTCAAAAAAGGAATCCTGATATATGCGTCCCCGAACACCAAAAAAATGTAATACGCAAAACGCCGTGGGGTGAAATGACATACCTGGATTATAAAAAACGGATAGAATTTTCCGAAGAACAAATAAAAGAACTCATTGAATATAGTAAAAATCTAGGTATTGTATTTTTTGCGAGTGTCTGGGATATGGATAGTTTATATACAATGGCCAAATATACAGATATAGTAAAAATACCGAGCGCACTTATTACTGATATTGAGCTTTGTAAGGCTGCGAGAGATAATTTTAAATTGCTCATTGTGAGCACAGGAATGAGTTCTGAAGAAGAGATTGAAAAATGTGTAAACAATTGTCAGCCGAATGTTATTATGCACACAAATTCAACTTATCCATGTTCACCCGATGAACTGAATCTTAGATACATGGAACACTTACAACAGAAGTGGGGTGAAAATGCCGTTATTGGTTATAGTGGTCATGAATATGGTATTGTCACCACGTTTGCCGCAGTTGCAATGGGTGCAAAATGGGTTGAACGACACATTACTTTAGATCAAAATATGTGGGGCAGTGACCATAAATCATCTATAAACCCAGAAGGGCTTATAAAGCTGGTGAGAGGTATCAAAGCAATTGACAGTGCTTGCAAATATCCACCGGGGCCAAGAATTGAATTTGCGTCGGAGATGGATAAAAAAAAGAGCCTTAGAAAGTAACATGGGAATAAACATAGATGGTCGTATATGTCATGATAGAATAAGAGCACTCGAAGAATTGGCTAATAAACACAAAGTTCAAAAGTATCTGGAGATAGGTGTCCACAATGGATCTAGCATGTCATACGTACTTCAGTCTAATTATATAAAAGAATGTGTGGGTGTCGATCCATTTGAAACATTAAAAGATAAATCTTCACATTATATACGCCAGGATTCGATAAATGAAACAAGAACGAGAAAAAATATAGAAAATAATAACAAAAATTCGACAGAAATAAAACTCATAAAAGGTTATTCGCAGGATGTTTCTATAGATGACACAGACTTCGATATGTTATTTATAGATGGTGATCATAGTTATGAAATGACAAAACATGACTATGAAAAATTTATTAAAAATGTTAAATCTGGTGGTATTATAGTGTTTGACGATTTACACCTATACGGGCCGGGTAAATTTTTTAAAGAATTAAAAGACGATAAACGTGTTGCAGTTGATTCCATTATGTATGAAACTGAAGGCGTTTTAATTAAATTATAGACTTAATATCCTCATAGTTATCAATATCTATATTGTGATTTTCTTCCATAATATACGGATATGGTTTGTTTCCGAGTAAACTTCCGGTATAAACCACATTCGGCTTGTATATATCGATGTATCCATTATGTATATAACATTGTTCTAGTTTCTGACGTGGCATTTCACATAGATTGGGATATAATGGTTTAAGGTCTTCTCCATCTACAGTGTACATTTTAAATGGTGTTTTGTTAAATGGTATCACACTTCTTAGTGAAGTGTATTCATTGTTGACAATAAAGGTCTTTATCGCATCATCTATCATTTCGGACGTTCTTAGTGGTTGTGTGGGTCTCAAGTGTAATATATAATCTGGCACATAACCGACCTTTTTATATTCATCGAGTGCATGAATTATAAATTCTATATCTGTTGCATAATCTCCAGAAATATTTTGGGGTCTTAGAAATGGAACTTCGATACCATTTTCACGAGCTATGCCAGTATACTCTTCAGAATCTGTAGATACAAATATTTTCATATGTTTTGCGTAAATAGACCCTCTTGCATGATCTACGGAATGCATAAACAGAGGTTTGCCAAACAAATTATATTTGTTTTTATGAAGTATCCCCTTAGATCCAGATCTTGCGGGTATTATGGTAAGTATCTTCATCTACTTAAAAAGTAAGGTTATTTTTTAAGTAAATGATTGTAGATTGTTTTACTTTTTACAATGAAATAGATATGTTGAAAAAGCGACTGCGATATTTAGATTCAGCTGTTGATAAATTTGTTCTTGTAGAGTCTACAGTAACCCATCGTGGAGAACCAAAAGAGCTGTATTACGAGAAACACAAAGAAGAGTTTTCTGAATGGAATGATAAAATCGTACATGTGGTTGTGAGGGATAACCCCGAAGACAAAAATCCATGGTCTAGAGAAAATTTCCAAAGAAATTGTATCACACGTGGTTTAGAAGGTGTACCCCATGACGCACTTGTCATGGTATCGGATGTGGATGAAATACCTAATAAAGATTTTTTAACTCTCCCAAATTATGCTCAAGTTTGTTCATTTAATATGGTTGCATTTCAATACAGTTTCAAATACATTCAAACACACGAACCGTGGTTTGGTACAGTTATGACCAGAATGAGTGTATTAAATTACACAACACCACAAAAACTCAGGAAAACGAGGTGGTCTATACCACATTATAAAAATGCTGGCTGGCATTTGTCTTCATTTGGTGACGAAACTTTTGTAGCTAACAAAATTCAGAATTACGCACACTGCCATGATGATGTTTCGCAAGACAAAGATGAAGCTATTTTTAAGAAATTTATTGAAGATGGTATACACGCAGACGGTAAAAATATACTTACCAAAACACCACCGGATGTAATGAATTCTGTACCCGATGAGATAATTTTCTGATATACCTATATACAATATGTCCAGTAACAAAGCTTTTAACCTGGCCCAAAAGGTTATCTCAGGCAAGATTGACCTTGAGATGCCTCTCTGGACGGTGATCCTTATCGGTGTGATCGCCGCCGTCTACGTGTCCGTTACATCAATTGGTATGAGTGTTTATGACAAGTGTGAACCTCTCAAGGATAGTAAAATGCACCAAAACTTGAGAAACTATCTTTCTTATACATTGACAATTGCATTGACTATCCCGTTCACACTCCTTTACACAAAAATATTTAGCAAGGATGCGGCTGCCTTCATCTTACTTTATTCCATTATGGGTATTATTGGTGGTGCGATTGCTGTGAATAACGCTGGAAAGTGCCCGGATGTTGATAAAAGTGTCAAGACATACAACACAGTTGCCTTAACCGGTTTCTGTGCAACACTTTTACTCTCCGGTTTGATGATTCGTTCGGGTGTTAAGAAACTCAAAGCGTATTAATTTTGTAAAACATAATCAAAAGTACATATATTTGAACAAGTAAACCTAACAGAGAATATATTGTAAAAAATATAGATCCCTTTCTAAACTGATAAATCATCCATAAAAAGTTTATGAGTATAGAAAGTAACATGAAACGCATACCCTTCTCGGTTACATTATTGGTTTTGTTTTCGTTTGCTTCTTTAACTTCTTCATTCATCTGATAAATTCCGAGGGCGCTTGCTGTGACAGCTAATGCGTTACTTGCGTCCATTATTATTATATATATATATAAAATATACAAATAATGGAGGCGCTTCTTGAAAAATTTACAGGAAAGATTGACACAAACCGGGTGATAGCTAAGGTTGTGGAAATTAAGACAAACTATGTTGACGATGGTTTGACCAAGTCCGACATCCCACCGATTCTTTCCATACTGATGATGGAGGCGAGTAAGTTCAAGCATTTGAAGGGAGAAGAAAAGCGCGAACTTGTGATTGGCGTTTTGAATCACATTATTGAACAGATTGACAAGGGTGAAGAAGACAGTGAATTTGAAACTGTTCTTAAAACTATGGTTCCGAGTATGGTTGATAGCTTTTCTATGATGCTAAAGATGAATAAAGTTTTGTGTTGCTTCAAATAGAGAATGAAGTTTCCTCCTTTGGAGACAATGATCAATTATGGTATATATAGTATAAAGGAATTGGAACGTTATTATAAGGGTCTAATTCCAAAGAAAAAAATTATTATTCTAAACGAATGTGATACATGTTCTTTTGTTTACGGTGGCAACACTTGTAACAATTGTCATGATTTAATTACAAGACCTAAAGCAGATTCCAAATTATTGTGACTTCTCTGTAATGGTTTATTTCTTTTCAATTTCAGAGCATTATTGCTTGTAGTACTGTTCTTTATTTCATTCATTTTATTATTGTTTGAAACAAAGGGCACGACAATTTGTGGCACTGGTTCTGTCACCACTTCATTCGGAACTTCTTTGTCTATGTCTATGTTTTTTCTGAATTCTTCTATCGTCATGTTTCCTCCAAAGACATCCAATTCGTATCTATTGGGTGCTTTTTTTATAGATCCTATTTTATTGTATAATTTCTTTCTCATGACTATCATATTTCCGCATATTAGACCACCTCTCGTTACTCCGTGTTTATCTATAGCGAATGCTTTCATGCAACTCCAGGAACAAAAATTACCTGATGTATAAAACTTTGTTCGAAGTTCGTCATATTTGTGTGGCATTTTTAAAGGGGTTGACTCAAAATCGTGGCAACACCACCAGCACCACGTCATAGTTATGTCTTTAATTATTTCTTTAAATAAAATATAAAGATATATTAATGAGACCCGAATCATTGTCTTTGGTTGTTGTACTTACAATTATATTTTTGTATATCAACATAAATTTGGTCTATGATCGAGTGAAAAGACAGAGTGTCCAGTATGAGATATTTAATAGTTATTCTCATAAAAAGCACGCCGAAATATTGAATAGATTAAGTAAATTAAAAACCAAAAATGTAAATGGTGGTGATGTTATAGATTCAATAAACGAAGAAATATTTGGAACGTCAAATGTATGTTCAGTACCGGGTGTTATTATAGATTCATACGGTATTCCGTGTGCAGTTGCTCCTAGTGTTACCACACCACGAGAACCCACACCCACACCAACACCAACCGAAGAAGAGGAAGAGGAAGAAGACGGTATTATGTGCCTTATTCCTCCCGAGCCGAATGGTTCTTGTCGTGAAGGTACCGAATTGGACGATGACGGATGTTGTGTTTTAAAGGGTGAAGCCAAACCGTCTAAGACGGAAGTGTATACAGATGTTGCCGAGCAAATTTTGATGAGTTTTCTTGTCGAGGAAATTGCAGAAATATTTATACTTCGTGTGTTACCGAGAATTCTCGTTAGAATCGGAAGTTTGGCTAGATTAGGTGGAAGACTCATGGCTAGACTTGTAGCCAAAGTTTCTGTAAAATTAGCAAGACTTGGTACAACGCTCGCTAAGAAATTAATAACCAAGGGTGTTAGTGTAGTCGCTAAAAAGTTATCGATGCTTGCTAAGTCTGCCGCCGGTGGTCCCGTGGCTGCGGTATTGATTGCTATAGAACTCATGTTTGCTCTCACAGACATTATGGATCCGAAGGGATATTCTACATATACCGAAAATGCAGCTTTGGACAAAATAAGAAACTCTATAGATTACAATTTCCAAGACTATTGTAGCAGAGAAGGACTTCCATGGCCTTTCATTATTCCCGTGTCTTCTATGTATGAAGATGAATTCGCAGAAGCGTATGAATCTACCGTGGCTGATTATCTTCAGGGGGCTATAAAATATGTAATGGATTCGGATGAGCCGTCTCACGTAGATATTATGGTAAACATGATATTAACTGGGTTGAGTACTGGCAGTGATCTTTATATGTCTGGTTCTGATATGGGTTTAACTGAAAATGACGAAAATGAATTGGGTGAAATAGCCATGCAGTTAATGGATGACAACATAGCTATCAGAGATCTTACGTTATATAACAAACTCAAAAAGTTAGTGGATGATGAAGAAATGATAGATATTTATCCAGAAGTTGCGACGAAAAAACAATTTGGTATTTCATTGTCTAAAAAGGGTGTTGATTTGTGGAATCAACAAAATTATAGAAACTACCTCACACAAAACCCAACAACACTCGAAGGTAGAACAGATATAAGCATGGCTTGTTTATATAGCGACGAATATAGATCACTTAACATAAGTAATCCGGGTACATCTGACAACCCCAACATGACAATCAAAAAATTATCAAAACCTGTGCCGTTGTACGGGCTTTATGGTATGTTGGTTTATTACTGTGCGGGCACAAAGGCAACCGGTACACTAACACAGATAGGCACAATAAACCCGGATAACATGGGTGTGAAATTTAACTTTGAAACTGGTAATTGTGATTATTCTGACACTTACTGTGATTATATGGGTATGGTATATTATGAAGAAGGTGATCTTAAAGATTGTAAGCTACGTCCCGGACAAAAAGGGGCGGAGTTTATTTTAGGGGAGTATATGGTGCGTGAACAAGCAAGAACATGGGAAAGTCGTATAGATGGCTTTCAGAGCGGTGATCCAGGAACCATAGCTTGGACTACAGCCATGACATTCGTAGATCCATCTGGATTTGGTACTTCACTTGTAAACTCCTGGGCATCTTCAGTTGTTTTTGCATTCTTTGATAAACCTAAACCAAAACAAATTGAAAATACAGTTCTTGCTGATAGATCAGAAGAAAATGATAAAATTAAACAAGAATTTTCGTTTTTATATGAAAACGACAAAAACAAATATTTCCTCAGCGACCCAATCAATTTTACAGAATAGAAAAATATATACCCATAGTAGTAATGATAGTTGCTGTATACGTTGGTTTCGTATACTTAATTATCACAGTCGTCACCTTTTTCTTGACAAGGTATACCTTGCTCAGCGAAAAAGACTTAGACAAACTTTACAGTGACGAGATTGAAAGGGCATACATTCTTTCAAAATCGCCATCGGAGAAGGATGTACCAGACTTAAGTGAGAGTGTCGTAGATGAATTACCACCAGATCTATTAGCTTTATATGATCAGAGCAGAACATACCAAGATGACATCATACCGAGTGATGTTTCAAAGGCGATGAAACGAGATCCTGAACAGGTATTAAATGTCGGAGAAATTCGGCAGTATTTATCTATGAGACGAATGTCTCCTATTACACCAAATGACTCATATAGATACTACTCACTTAGAATGAGAGATGGGTCGGAAGTTTTCAACGGTTCAATTGATATGCAATTGGAAGTCGACGACGATGGTGAAAGAGTTTTTTTGAAAAACAACGAAAATCAATACATGTTTAAGAATATTTTTGGTCTCATTGAATGGAGAAAAACTAAACCAGATTCTGGATTTTATTTTTTCTTCGACGGGTATGAAGAGGGTGGTGTGAGAATATCAACAAGTAAATACTTGAGACGTTCTACACCATTTTTAACTAAAAAAATATATGATGTCTCGGGTAAACAAGAATTGATATTTGAGCCTTCGGGTAGTATGGATTTAGAAGATGTAAATAACTCTGTTTTTATTTTAAAAATTAAACCCGAAAGGAAAGAGCTTGGTAATTTGTTCAAATTCGGAAATATATTTAGAAGTGATGTTCGTTTTGTCGTCCAAACCACAAATGGTACAAATGTGATGACAGATGTTTACATTGAAAATAATATACAAAGTGGTTCAATATTATTAAGAAATATAAATGGTATGTATTTGACTGTCAATACAGATATAAACGATGTAATAAATTTCGGTGAAATTACATTTACTACTCAAGGCACGCCATTGTTTTTGCATATTGACATAAATGACAATACAGTTTATAGACTCGAAACAAGAGAAGATACTTACGGTCTATTCCTGACACATTATGGTAAATTTAGTATGTACGATAACTTTAATGGATTTGCCACGTTAAACAACACGAAATTAATGTTTCGAACTGTTGTGAATAACTACACCCAACCATCTTATTATCCAACGTGTGAAGACACAAACAGAGAAATATTCGGGGAAAAATGTCACACTAAATGCGATTTAGACAATGACTGGTTTAGAGAACGCGAAGAATGTAAAATATTCGGGTCGTGTCCGAGAAATTACAAACATGACGGGGGTCTCGTGTGTTTAGAAGAATGTTCGAAAAGACCACCCGCAGAAGATGGAAGTCGCTGGTTTAATGGAAGCTCATTTGAGTGTGCAAGATGTAAGCCTGGATGGAGTAGCGATGGTGCATTACTTTGCAAAAAGAATGGTGCAAAATGGTACAATGTATTTACTGGTGGCTACCAAGCCTGGCATCGCAGGAACAGTAGAGGATGGGAAACTTGGACGGGTGCAAAAATATACACAAGTGATCAATATAACACCACCACAGGTCTCGATCCGGATGGTAACGTAAGAGTCCCGGCAGCCGAGGATACATATTGTGAACCAGGGAGTACCAAATATTACATGGACTCAAATGGTAATTACAAACTTCCATCTGAACTGAATGATACGGAAAAAGAAACGGGTGAATATACACTGATGTGTCTACCAGGTTGTTACAATAATTTGTATACTCAGGATGACAGTACCGATGAAAAAACATGCACACGAACAAATAACGATACAAGCTTGGATTCTAATTTTTAATATTTATATAAATCATAATGGCCCGTGGACTTGGTAGTATTGTCGATATAGCAGACGCTTCGGCGGATGCTATAAGAACCGTCCTTAAAAACATTGACCCAAATGTATTGAAAACTACACTCAAAAATTTTGAATTTGATGACATAACGACTGTTTTAAAAAACATTGAAGCTGACGATCTTGTTAGCAAAGTTATGAAAAATCTCGACACTGACAAGTTAGTCGATGTGATGAAACAGCTTGATGGGAGTAATATAACCAGGATGTCTAAATCACTCGCCAATGATACGACTTCTTTTAAGAAATTTCTTAGTGCCGCCGACTCTTCAACAATTAACAGAACCATGAAGTCCATGGATGATGCTACCCAAGTTCGAGTGATGAAGAACATGGGTGACACCGATTTGAAAAAGTTGAAAAACTCCATGGACGCCTCGGATTTAGATCGTTTGAAAGCGCTCGACCCTGATTTAGCAAGAAGACTTGATGAAATTAGCGGAGCTCTGGGCACTGCCGCCAAAAACGTTTCAGAGTTTTGCAAGAAACACAAGGTTTTGTGTGCCGCCCCATTTGTCTATGGTGGTACCAAATATTTGAAAAAACGAGCAGACGACGAAAATGAACAACGTGAAGCGGACGTTCGTAACTGCATAGGTATATGTCTTCCGAATGGTTGGGATGCTTATACTTACGATGGTGCTGGAAAGGATACCTTGGAATACAAAACACGCACCGACATCGAATTTGAATTAGGACCGGGTGATGAACCGATTAATTGGGAAAAACAACCCTTGTGTACTGAAAATGAAGACGATTGTGGTGAATTCTGCACGAGTAAATGTGAAGGAATATTTCCAAAAAAAAAAGACCCTTTCGGTATGTTACCAGACTTACCGGACAACCCCCTCGACCCAACACAGTGGTTAGACACTTTGCGTGATACTATAAATGGCATTTTTCAACCCATCTTTGACCTATTCGAATTTTTGAACGCCGATGTTATTATGTACATATGCTCAGGTATTTGCTGCCTATTTTTGCTCATGATGTTCATGGGTTAGTTTAAAGATATAAAGAGCCTTTAATTTAATGATTTTGAGTATAGATGTAGGTATTCGAAATTTAGCCATGTGCTTACTCAACGAAACATCCAACCTCGTCGTGGAATGGGACGTATCTGGCGTACCCCCGGAACACAAAGACGGTATCTATGTCTCCTTGAGAAAACACCTCGACGAACGACCTTGGGTCCTTACCGCCCAAACAATCCTCATTGAAAAACAACCGGATCGAAATAAGAAGATGGTTTCCGTCATGCACTTTCTTCACGCATATTTTATTATAAAATGTCCAAATGCCGAAACTATTATTTATGACGCACGACACAAAATCCCGGATGTTGCTGGCCCGGGTAGATCACAATATCTTAAAAGAAAGAAGGTTTCAATTGAGAGATGTGAAGCTTTTATACGCTCGGATAATGTGAATGCACACTGGTTGGACACATTTTTAACTTCTAAAAAGAAAGATGATTTAGCAGACACTGTCATGCAAGCGCTGAGTTTTGTTAATAGAATTGAAGTCAAGACTGTTAAAAAACCTAAAAAGACGACAAAACTTGTTCCGAGAAAACCCAATGAAAATCAAAAAAGAACAAAATATTCCAAGTCAAATCTTGCTTGGATTTACATGAATAAACCTGAATGTGAATGCCTTGAAAACAACAAACGTTTCATGAAAGATCTTAAAAGATATTATAGGGATATAAATGATTTATTTAAAGATCTTAGTGGATAGTTAAAATATGAACGAAATTGTGTACGACAATAAGTATTTGTATATACCGGATAGATATTTTCACGAAAATTTAAAGTCACGTTTCGTTCGAAAAACATACGAAAGTGAAGAATCTGGTATCATAAAGAGTTACTTTAATAAAAATGACGTCGTTCTTGAAATTGGTAGTTGTTTAGGTTATACTACTTGTTTGTTATCCGATAGGTGTAAAAGTGTCATCAGTGTCGAGGCTAATCCTGAATTGTCCGAAGGATTGTCATTGTGTAAAAAGAAAAACAATCTAGAAAATGTTACATTTATAAATGGTTATTTAGATGAAGTTAAAAAAACTATAAAATTTCAGACATACGATAATGTTGTGGCGGGTTCGGGAGACCGTGAAGACTTAACGATGAACAATGTTTGTGGATGGGGTGGCAGTTTGAAGACATATGACGTAGAAACAATTACACTTGACGATCTTGGAAAAGAGAATGATTTCAATTCCATGATGATTGACATGGAAGGTGGTGAATTGAAATTTGTACAACAAAATATAGACTTTATTCATAAAAATATAAATAAAATATGTATCGAACTTCACGGTTTCATGATGAAAGACGTTGATTTCGATAAGAAATGTATCAATGCACTGAAACAAATTGGTTTCAGATTAATAAAACAAAATATAATCACATATTATTTTGAAAAGTGAATTAAGGAAATCGACACATCTTAAATTATAATAACATGCAAAAAGATGTCTTGGACCATGGGTTTGTACGATTGGTTGATCACATGCCGAGACAGGATTTGGACACCTCAATCGTCCAATCAGCAAGAGTCTCGTATGGAGATGGGACTAAAACCTCACGAGGAGACCGAGGACTCCTCCGCTACCTGCTTCGCCACTGGCATACCACACCCTTTGAAATGGTGGAATTCAAATTTCACATCAAAATGCCCCTTTACATCGCCCGACAACACTTCAGACATCGAACAGCCTCAGTCAACGAGCTGTCCGCCAGATACTCCGTCGTACCGAAAGAATACTATAATCCCGGAATTCTCAGAGGTCAATCTAAAGTGAACAACCAGGGGTCTGAGGGGGTTGTGGAAGTAAATGAAGAAAAAACTAGACAAATTGATAAACATTTAGAACATTCTTTTGATTTATATGAGAGCCTCTTAGAAGAAGGGATTTGTCGGGAGCAGGCGAGAGGTAACCTTCCACAATGTACCTATACCGAATTCTATTGGAAGATTAATCTTCATAATTTAATGCACTATCTTCATCTTCGCATGGACAGTCATGCCCAAAAAGAAATTCAAGATTATGCAAATGCTATTTATGATTTAATTGAACCATTGGCACCGGTTACTATGGAGGCGTTTAAAGATTTTAGAGTGAATGCCATGCATCTCACCGGTCCGGAAATTGAAGCCCTCGCCAATGGAACGCCAATTGAGAGCCCAGGGGAAAGGCGAGAGTTTGAGGAAAAGTTGAAGCGCTTAAAAATTAAATGTCCTTAGAATGTAACAAACAAAGATGTTTTCACTTACAACCTCCACTACTTTCATGGCGAAGACTAACCGTTTCAAGAAGTTTGGTAAGAAGATGAAGAAACAAAACGACACGGACGTGGGTAAGATCCGAGAAAAGTTGTCGGATATTAGCCGCGATGAACAACGACGTGTTAAGGAAATCTTCAAAGAACACCAGGAATTCTTCAAGGGTTCTCAGAAAAAGGAAGAAGTCGCTATCGATTTTTACGAGAACTAAACGCAAACCACAAAGTACACAGAACAAACGCCATCGTTAATGATGTATCGTCAAACTGATCCGCCAAGAGCGCGCTCACTATACTATACTGAACCATGCGTATATCTTGTCTTGTTTTAGACATAGACCTTTTCATGGCCGCTTTGGATTTCTCCAAACCCAAAACAGCCGTACTTATATTTCGTATCTTCGCGGGCATTTCTACCGTCTTCATGATAGCATCTTGTATGTCAACTGATTCCACAAATTGTTGTTTGATCATGGGTTCTAGGTAGGTGAAGTAGTTGAACTCTGGATCTAACTGGATACATATACCCTCTATGAGCGAGAAGGATTTTGCTAAATACACAAAACTCGTCGGTACCATGAATGGCTTTTCAGCCGCAAGTTGTGCCGCTATATCGTCGTTTATTATATTTGAACCATCGAGGGTTTCAAGATAACCCAAAACTGTTTCAAAAAAGAGTTCAATATCTGAAAGATCTGAACTCATAGGTATTATGACACCGAGGTTCACAAGAATTTGAACAATTCCCTTCGTGTCCTTGTCTATTATACATCCGAAGAGTTGTTTGAACCCATCGCGAAGTTCTTCGGAAAGGTCTACAATGAGACCAAAGTCGTAGAAGACTAACTTGCCCTTAGATGAAAACCCTAAATTACCGGGGTGGGGATCTGCGTGAAAAAAGCCTTTGTCCATCGTTTGGATCACATAGGAATTGATGAGAGCTTCACAGATCTTCTTTCTATTTACATTTGGATCTGTGAGTTCCGTGAGTTTTTCAGATTCAACATATTCCATGACGATGGTGTCATCCGTACAAAAATCCTTATAGACTTTTGGTACCTTTACCCACTTTACATCTTTCATATTCTTTCGAAAACGCACGGCGTTCTCAATTTCTTGTTGATAATCTGATTCACCCAAAAGGTACTCGATGGATTCATTGAGCACAAACTCTGAGCTATTCCCAGTGTCAACCCCAACTTTTTCCAAAAAACGCACAATCTCACGGACATTATCTGTATCCACCTTCATAGTCTCGTATATATTAGGTCGTTTGACTTTGACGATGACATCTTTCCCGTTTTTCAGTTTTGCGCGATGTACCTGTCCAATACTCGCAGATTTGAATGGTATTAATTCAAACTCGTCAAAGTATTCTAAATTTACAACATCTTGTACAACATCATATGCCACTGGAGGAACATTGTCTTGTAAAGACTCCAACTGTTTTGTGAATTCGGGAGGGTACAGATCGGCTCTCGTAGATGCGATTTGACCCAATTTCACAAAAGTCGGTCCAAGTTCCAAAAGTTGATCCCTCGTCCATGCTCCCAGTTGCCCCTTATCCTTTACAAAAGTGTTTTTCCATACAAATTTGGCGGCAAACTTCCAAGTCTTTACCTTTTGGGGAGGTGGTGCCTTGAGTGGTTTATAGGTAGCGACGCATAGCATCCTACTATACAAATATCTTTTAATTTCCTTAAATTAGATATTTTTTACCGTTAAAAATTGTAGACTCTCCCACGGAATTTTTGAGATCTTTGTCAACTTGTTTAAGTTCTTGAAGTAGCCATTGGATGTCGTCGTTAATAGGATCGCCTGTGATCATTTTGTCTTAAATTATAAATAATTAG